TTGCGTGTATAAATTCAGCATCTGTAGATGTGACATCACAATATGCCTGATATATACCATCAGTTACACTTTCGACCCATGCGCCTTGTGTTAAAGCCATCAGTTACCCCCTATGACCATTTCAGAATAGCGTGTGTTTCTGGAAGGTCAATCTCAAGACCAGCTTCAGTAAGAATCAAGTCTTTTCTTCCATCTATATCGTTATTCTGAACATTGGTTACAATATGTGTATCACGAGAAATACCATTAGCAGCTAAGCAACGATATGAAACGTTTTTCATATCAACAGCAATTGCATAATTTTCCCACATTCCACGAAGTAGTGGTTGTGCTACGAAATGCAAGTCGCCATAAATGGTACTAATCTTAGTTACATTATGTCCAAAGTTTCCCGGGATGTTTGTGACATCAAGACGATACTGGCTTGCACCAATTGTATTGTCAAGGAATCCGTTTGAGCCTAATTTATTCAAGAAAGTTATAACTTTGCGAGAAGCCATTACGAGCTTGCTTCCACTATTACCGCTTTCTGGTGCGAAGAAATCTTCCATTGCATCTAAGAAATCATCATATCCAGAACCGGTATATGTAAAGTTATAAACTTTTCCATACATTTCAGTGTAAGGTACGATACCCCAAGAGTATCTAGTAGGTTCTCCACTAGTTTCACTCACAGCTGGCTGACCAACACCAAACAACATTGTATGTTCAATGTCCATTTTGTGTTCCATCAATTTTTCTTGCCATACACGTTTATATTCGTTTGCTACACCACGATATCTTGTGGCGAGAGATGTTCCAGAGAACAATTCTATGGCTGTTTTGAATATTTGGCAATATCCTTCACGGCTATAAAATTCATCTTTCCATCCTTCTGGATCTGCTGTGCCCTCTGCCCATGCGGAACCAATTACTTGAACTTCCGCGTTGTCTAGGCATTTAAAAATAGATGTGCCATTCGTTAAGGACCCTGTATGTTTATCATCAAAATCAGCATTCGTAATACCTTGACCAGTAACATATGGCAATCCACCAATGGATACCCAGCTACCAACAGTGATGATTGTTTCCGTAGAAGACGTAGCAACTATTGTGCTAGCTTTAAATATGGCAATCATTTCTTCCGAATCACCATACGTTCCATCTGCTGAGTAAGATATTTTTGCCGCAATAGTTTGACCGGGAATGAAGAATTTTGGACCAACTGCGGTTGTAACAACCCGTCCAAAATTATCATATAAACAATCAACTTCAAGTGAGTCAAAATCATTTACTGCAAAAGTTGAGTATGTTGCCCCAACAACACCAGCAGTCACCTCATGCACGTCTTTTACATCTGCATTACGTCTTTGCCATTGATGACGTCTTTCAAGAAACTTGAAAACTGGATCATCAGTAGGTTTTTTTGATACCTTAGAAAGGTATGTGAAGAACGGAGATTGCATTGGTGCGAGTTCTGCGACCCTTTCACCAAAGTTAAATATCCGTCTTGTGCTATTTATGCTTACACCTTGGGGTGTGTTTCCCGTGGTTGTACTATATACATCTGCTGCCATTTTTTACTCCTATTTATTAAAGGGGTCGTGCCCCTTAAAGTCATTAATCATATCGTCCATCACCATGTCTTCTGGTGAACGTGTGTTCGCCTGAACATCAGCTGATGGCATTACTCCCATCGGAGACGGGACCTGTTGAGCTTTTTTAATCTGAGAAAAATCAGGACTTGGTTGTTTATTGGTGTTTTTAGCACTGTGTTGCATACTATATAGGTTCCATAAGTTCTCCATTGAAAGAGACTTAGGGTCAGACATAGATTCAATAAAATCCCTTGCTTGCTCTGGACTGGCTCCATAAACTTTCTGAACTTCGTTATATACTTGACTAATTTGTTGTTTAGTAGCACTTTCTAAACGAGTTCGCTCAGCCATTGCGGCCTGCTTTTGTTGCTCGTTTTGACGTTGTTCTTTAGCTTTAGCATCTTGCCATTGCTCTTTAAGGGAACTATATTCTTGCATAGTGTCCGTGTGTTCTTCTCGTGCGTCCAGATATTTTGCACTTTCGGATGATGGGTCAGTATAGGCCTCTTCTCTACTAAAGTTTCTTGGACGAGTAGGTCTCTCAGGTGGCTCTGGAAACGTTTCAAATTCGTCAACTTCCTCATTATCAATAGGAGTATCAGCAACTTCTGGCTTATTAGGCACAGAGAGTTTGTTTAACTCTTCTTGTAATCTAAGATTTTCACTTTTAGTTTTGTCAGCTTCACTTTGCCAGTATTGAAATCTCTCTGGATTGTCAACAGCTGGTTTTTCTACTACGGGCTCTATTTCTGGTATTGTTGGAAAAGGTGAGGTTTCATCCTGCTTTTCTTCAACTTGTTCACCGAAGGCTCTATCATCTGGTGTTCCAAAGATGATTTCATCAATTGTAGAATCTGTAGACTCTTGGGCAACTCCTTCTTGTGGAGTATCAAAAGCACTTGGGGTATCTACTTTTTTTTCATCTATCATTTGTGTCTCCTTGGAATGCTCTATCGTGATTTAGAGGTGGATTCCGGTTTGATTTTTTTTTGTTCCTTTGCTAATCTGGCTTCTTCTTGCTCAACTTTCTTTCGAGTTTGCTCAGATTCTTGAACATTTTTTGCTATATCACGTTGACTATCGGTAAGTCTCCTTTCATAGATTGTTCCAGCAGCTTTCGCTTTTGTGGAAGTAGAATCCAAGGAGGCTTTAAATTTTTCTAATTCAGCTTGTTGTTTAGCATGATATACTTCACGCTCACGAGTTTGTAAATCACCCTCAAGCTTCTTAATGTTTTCTTGTGCTTGTTCTAGTGCTTGTTTTAATTGTCCAGTTTCATCAGTTCTTTGCATAACGCCCTCAATATCAAATATCTCAGTTTTCTTAAGAACCTCAACTCTATCTATAATTTGGTTCTTATAGGCATCCATATACATTTCTAATTGAGCATATCTATTGGATGGTAATGTAGAACCAGCAACAACAATTAAATCATATTTTCCAACAGCTAAGTTATTGATAATCTCAGTAACCTGCCCGTTGTCATCATACATTCTTTTATTAACCATATATTCTGTCATGGAATTATTCGGTTGAATCAACCTAACAATCTTTTCGGTATTATATAGTTGTTGCATTAATGGTATAACAACTTGCCCCATTCTGCGTAAACCAGCTTCAATATCAGAAAGCTTAGAACGAATCTTCCTTTGACCGAATTCATCAATACTAATGGTTGCCTTATATGTTTGTGGCGCAGCGGCCGAATTACCCATCATAAGCTCGTATATACCTAATTGATGGTCTATATCCTGTTTTGCATCTATCTCGTTCTTATACAGCTCATTTGGCATCGGTAGTGGATTAATAGGCATTGGTGCTCCGTCTGCTGGATCATACTCGATTGCAACACCGGGCTGTGCCCACTTCTCTTCAAATTCTTTCATATCCACAGAACCTTCTGGCACAAGTATCTTTGTATTTGTACTAGTGGTTGCGTGAGCTATAATTAATGAACGAATCTTATTTATATATTCCTGTAGATTTTTTACCATGCGAACATCAGATGTAGGATATGGTGTTCTTGTGTGTAGGTTCATAAATAAAATGATTGGATATCTTTCAATGGGCAGAATTCGTTGATACAAGAGTTTGTCTCCCATAACTACTATTTCTTTAATTCTCCATACTGGAATAGTAACAACTTCAATTTGTCCAGCAGTTATAAGTTCAGCTTTAGTTATTTCCTCTATTTGTGGTTCTTGTGGTTTTTCTTGATATTGTGGCATCTGCGGGTCAGCACCATTAGCTACCATCTCTGGAGCTATCTGTCCAGCTTGTCCTGCTCGTTGTTGATATTGTTGGTACTGTTGCATTTGCATTTGATACTGTTGCATAAGTTGCTGAGCTAACATTTGAGCTTTCTTTGGGTCAGTAATAATTTGCCCCTGTATAACCCAAGCTTGCATCTTAGCATATTCTTCTATTTCTTGGTCGTTTAAAACATCTTCATATCCACTGAAGTGTTCATATATCCTGAATTCTTTTTCAATAATCTTTTGATATCTCTCATATCCACGAATATAGGTATCTTCTTGTCCACCAATGGCCGTTATAGTAGTTACGTCTTCAGGAAATGATAGTTCTCCATCATCTTGCCTTTCAGTAACGGGTCTATCGGTTAATTGGTCGCCTTGTGCTTTTTTGATAATATTAGAATATAATGGCTCCATCTTCTTGGCTTGCTCTTTAGTAAACAGACGAGAGATAATAATATTCTCTGCATCATCACAAAACTTGTCCCTAGAATTAGGGTCAATGTAAATATCAAGTGAATCAATATCTTTAATTTTAACTTCACCCTTACCCATATCAGCCATGGGATCTTGATATACAAGCATTCCACCTAATCCAGTAACATAGTAATCATCTACTACGGTACGTAATTTAGATTCTCCTTCTGATATTTGCCATACATATTGTAATAAGCCATTCATTGCTTGGGCTGTTTGATTATCACTATCTTCTCTTGGTGATACCCTAAACGAGGGTCTATTCGATGTAATCATAGCTTTCGCTGACTCTACAGCGGGATGTATCCTATTAACAACAATAGGAGCCTGTCCTCTAGATTCTAATTTTACTCTTTGTTCCTCAGTCCATTGCTTACCTAATCTAAACTCTCTATCTTCTTGTGCGTGTTGTGCCCAAGTTTCTCGTTTCTCTGAATAGGTTTGCCATAGGTCTATTGTATCCTGAACTACTTTATTCATAATTATATTCCCTTATTTATATTCTGTAATATCAACCTTGCAACCAACATCCATATATTTTGCAACTTCCTCTATATCTTTATTCTTAAATCTTACACATGCGTGTGAGACATAACCATCATTAACAAAATCACCACTCTCATTAAAAATTTCTGATGCTGGGTCATATTGCCCATGTAAAACTTGATTTTGCTTACCTGTCGTGGGGTTAGGATGCGAAAGCGTCAAACCAAATGGACCCATGTTTCCGGGAACAGAGGATAGTTCTCTCTCTCTAATAACCTCACCCGGTCCAGTCCACGTAAAAAATTTTTTACCATATCTAGTCCCAGTCGTATCACCTGTTCCAATCTCATATTGCTTAAATAAAGAATTTCCTTTATATAACATTGCAGTATTCGTATTTGGGTCTATAACCATTCTATATGGTCCCTTATTAGATGATTGTTGTTTTAAACTATCAGTAGTGACTATAGTATTAACTTTATCCTGTTTATTGATTTCCTTAATTTCTGGAGCTGCTTTTTCTGATATATCCCTTAATTTTCCAACAACTTCAGTTGCTTTATTAAAAGCATCACTAGTAAAACCCTTTATTGAAGTAGTTATATCATCAATAAAACTATCAAATCTTCCGGGTCTTGAAAGTTCCCCTGTATTAAGTCTACTTGGCTTCAATATTTCATTTTTCATTTTATTTGAATTAGAAACATTTAATTCGAGATTAGGTTGATTAACCATTTGGTTTTGCATATCCATTGCTGGTGGTTCAGTTGTTTCGGGTCTTTGTGTTGGCATAAACCTATCTGGTCTATTCCCCTGCATTCGCGTTCTAGATGGTCTCTGGAATGGGTCATCATCCTTAACTTCTGGTCTTTCTATTGAGTAAAACTTACCATCTTTACCTTGTCTTAATCCGTATGCTTCATTTATAGTGTCCTGAACATCACTATAATCCTGCCCTTGTTCCTGTAACGTATTTCTAAGAATAGCTGCATCATTTAATGTTTTTCCAAAATCATTTGAACGATACTTCTTAGCTGCTTCTTTCCAAGTTCTCATTAATATCTCCTATTGAGTTAACCAGTCGATTACCTTATTAAAAATAATACTATCCTCTTTCCTGTCAAGTAAAAGGTTTTTTATCTTACAAGGCTTAGCACCATCCAATGCCATATAAACAGCGTCCATCACGTCATCGTTACGCCCTTTTGGATATGATAAAAATTCTTTCTGTGCTTCTAAATCTTCAGGTCTAAAGTAAAAGCGTCCCGATGCTAACAGTGGAACAAGTGATAATAGGCGTTCTGATTTTGAATTTCTAGGTCGGATACCTTTCTCAAGTCCCGGTATGTGTAATCCTTGTTCTTTCATTAATCTTCTTGTGTGCTGCCTAAGTG